TTGAATATGCGGTTGGGGGCGCAGAACGACACCACCTTCTCATTCTTCAAGTTGATGATATAATCGCCCTCAAATTTTATGCCGCCATATTGTATATCCAAGTCGCCGACCAGCGAAACGGTCTTGTCCTCGGTGATTAAAAGCACACTGGTATCATTAACACCCAAGTCAACGCCGCCCAAAGCGGTCAGCTTGCCACCCAACGCGCTTGTTCCCTTAACAACTAAATTGCCCGCGACAGTGCCGTCCCTCATCGTCCAGTCAACATCTTCCTTGTTCGAGTTACCCGAATGATAGAAGTCCTTGCCGTCAAAATTGATGCCGTCTTCGGTAATTTCCAAATCGCCGACCTTCAGCGTACCCAGACAACTGACATCGCCATTCAGCTCAATACTGTTGCCCTCGCCAGCGTCTATCCTTAGCACGTCATTGTCATACCACAGCACATTCCGCTCATTAACCCACAAGCCATGCGCGTCTAAATGAAGCTCGCCTGTTACCCTCGCAATGCTTATCCTGTCCTCGGCATTTTCCTCGTTGGTCTGATAGACCTCAAAAATCTTGACTCCATTCGCGCCCGTGACAAAACCATACTGGGCGTTCAGCTTGCCTGTCATGGTGTCGCCCGTGATAGCCACAAACAGATTGTTGCCACCACCGCTGCTGCCACTCTCGCCACCACTCTCGCCGCTGCCACTGCTGCCTACAATACTGCTCGCCAACAGATAGGCGGCGTTCTTCATGGTGATGTCTTTATATTCCGCTATACTGGCGTTAATCTTTGTCTCATCGGCAGAATAGGTGATATTGCCGTCATCGTCTTTCGTGACAATGACGTAATCGCTACTGGTATAGTCAGGCAGAGTCTCGTCCTGTGAAGACTTGAAACCCGCCAACAGCTTGTTATAAAGGGTCTCTAACGTGCTGCCCTCTTCTATCTTTGGTATGCCTTCATTTAATGTTGCCATATCATTGCGCTACTTTTACTGTCTTTGATAAGATGCCCGACGTGGCGGCTTTGTAACTGTTCACCTTCGCTTGCAAAGCAACAAACTTGGCCAAGTTGATAGGGGGCTGCGGACCCATCATAGTGGTGGTCATCATCTGCGACAGCGTACCTAACCAGTCTATCAGAAGAGAGGCCAACTGATTGCCCAACACAGCTGGCTCATTTGCGCTGCCACTGCCCAAATACACACCATCGCTCTTTATCACAATCTCTTTGGCGTTATACTTGGCGAGCAACTGTTGCGCGTCCAACAACAACTGGGCTTTGTCATACTTCATCTCGGCTTGGTCGCCATTAAGGGTTGCGCTGGTCTTGTCGCCATACTTGCCCTCTATCTTGTCGGCATCCATCGTCACCACTCCCTTGTCTCGTGTGGCGACGATATGTTCTGCGGTTATCTCCACGCTACTTTGGTCGGTGGCTTCCTCGCTGTTACCCACAACGGTCAAAGCGGAAGTCGGGGTGTAGGTGGTATGGGCATGAACGCCTGTCTTCTCCAACTCATCGGCATCGGGACTGTCCTCATCCTCTTGCCATTCCTCTGTCTCGGTAACACCAACAACGACTTTGTTGTGCGCGTCTATCTGCACAGTGTCGGCATGAGAGAACTGTATCACATATTCCCGCAACGTCTCTGGGTCAGTGGCAATGACGACATCACTGTGCAGAAAAGGAATGACCACCATGCCGTTCTCGTTGTTCTGTAACGCCGACAGATACACGCCTTCGTGGTAGCCAACAGGCAAACCGTCCTCAATGGCTTGCCTGTTGGCCTCCGAAGCGACATTGTATTCCTGCACATCGACAGTGCCTAACAGCTCGTCATCCTTATCCAAATGCACCTTCACGACATACCCCGATGTTCTCGATGTGTTCTTCAACACATTGGTGCGTGGATTGACCAATTTGTGATAGGCTATCTGCCGAATAGCGTCATAAATGGTCTCGTTGGCGTTTAACTCGCTCGTTATTATCTTATTCTCTTGCGACATCGTATCTCGTTAAAATCTTTACTGTCCTTAAATCACTATCACTCTTCCTCCTCTGGTCTCGCAATGCAATATGGCAACTTCAATGTCTGCCTGTAACCATTGACACCAAACTTGGTGTTCACCTCCTCCACCAAATACCAGCCGTTCTTCTCTGGCTGACGAATATCCAGCAGTTCTGCCTTGTTGCCAGACAGCCAATGGTAATCGCCGAAAACAGTGATACTACCTTCTATGCCATTCATATTGTAACCGTCAAAATAGGCTTCGGCCTGTTTTATCAGTTCATCCTCCGTAATACCTATCTTGCTCGCAACGTATGGTATCAATACATATTGGCTCAAATCCACCTTGTCTTTGGTCGATGATTTCATGGTAGCCCCCAATTTCTGCGCTTTCTTGCTCAACTGAGTTTCGTTCAACAGCTGAAACTTCTTGTGCGTGGTGTCTTTCGTTCCAGTCCACTCTGGGTTAAGCCTAATGGTGACACAATACCTGATTTGTTTGCCACCTTCAAATTTCCATCCTTGTGCTTCTACAGCCAAAAACTTGGGGTCGGTGTTCATCAATGTCAAACCGTCTTCTGCAACATGATAATCAAACTGTATCAAAGCTCCATTGGCTCCGTTATTCCTATAATTTAATATGCTTTCCGCAGATTTTTCTGCGAAATATGAACGTCCGACAGCTACAGCGGGCTTACCATCCGTGTCATTGCATATAAAACTATAAAGATGATACTTCGACCACTCCGTCAGCACATCGGCGACCGTCAAGTCCTCACTCAACTGCACCTTACCTATGTCTATCTCACAATTAGCTGTATAAGAATGCAGCTTCAGCCCTGTGCCTTTCAACAAATCATACTTGCCGCCGCTTTTCAAAAAGTCGTTCACAGTGGCATGGTTTCCAGTGATTATCTTCCTGCAATTCTTGCGCTTCAAACCGCTTGCCAAATTCTCGCATTTTATCTCTATCGGCGTAGAGACGCTGCACTTCACGATATAGCCGTCAAAATCGGGCGTTTTGATTAACGCCTTTTCTTGCATATATTGCTTCTCTTCGTCACTGTCCTTGAAAACCTTGTCCTTATATTCGTAATAGCCCAAATAAATACGGATTCTCTGACCTACCTTGAAATCGCTGGGCTTTGCCGTGGACGTGCCTGACCGCTTTTCAGTAATAGTGCCATCCGCCAAACGCTCGGTATAAACGGTGGTAGTACCGTTCTCCTCAATATCGTTGGCGGTCTGGGTGCGCTTGATAATAGTGCCGCGCGGAAACTTCACGGTGGCAGTGCCTATCAGCTTCTTATACGACTCCTCAATCTCTATGCTCTCACACTCGGTAAGGGTCAGACATTTGTCCTCGGCAGGGTCATCCACATCAATAGTGTTCTTGTCCGCTGGCTCCCATACCAATATCTTGCATACAAGGATATGCAACTTGTCGGGGAATTTCTGATGTTCTCTGCTCTTCATCGTTAAATGGCGTTTGAAGTGAGTTGTTCCAACATCTGTGCGGCTTGGCTGGCGGCAGATGATTTCACCTTGTCCAACAACACCTGCGCCCAGCCTTTCTTCTTGCTCTTGGAAATCTCCAAATTGGTGGCGTTGAGGGTGTCTTCCACAACCTTAACCTCCTTATCAGGTTCTACTGCCACGCAAGTAAAACTGTAAGGCTGCTCGTTCTTGAAACCCTCATTCTGCCCCATCTGAAAGTCCTTTATCAATATTTGGGTAACATTGAACTGCTGGAACAGGATGTTATAAACCTGTATTACGCCTTTATGCTGCATCAGCGTAACAAATTTCGACACATCGGCGTATGGATAGACATCGGGATAGTTGCTGGTGATTTTGCCCGTAACAGTGAAGTTGACATCACCGCCAGAAACAAGTTCCTTCCGTGAATAATCCCTGCCCTGCACCTTCGTGAGTATCACATTGTTGGCACTCTGTGCCTGTATGATAGCACCCAAGTCCAAGAACACATTGTCGCCCGGCACGGACACTTCGGTACTGGCAATGACATCGGCTTTCGACGCTTCGTCATTGCTCAACCCCTTTATCTTGTCCCAATAGGTATTGAAGGTCACTTTCTTGGAAGTGTCGTCCTCGGTTTTTATCCACAACAACAAACCCTCGTTGGCGGGCTTGCCCTTGTATTTCAGCACGACACCTCGCTTGTTGAAGGTGTCCTCATCGGCTTTCCTGCCATTGACAATGATTTTCTGTAACTCACTGCCCTGATTCTTCGCGTATGCTGCTTCAGCGGCTTTGCGGTTCAGCTGCCTGACGTATTTGGGGTATAAGTCATTGATGGCGGCAAACGACATCTGCATCATGGTACGCTTGGCGGCATACACATACACATTGTCATAGCCTCTGGGGGAGATGAACTTCAACTGTCCGTCTCTCTTGGAATAATTCAAAGCGTTAAAGGCGGCATTGATGCCAGTGTTGGTGAGACTCTGGCCAACGCCTATCTTCAAACTGGAAAACGCCGAACTGATAAAACTCATCTTATACTATATTTGCGTTAAAGTCTTGTACTACATCCAACAGGGCAGTAGCCAACTGCTCCTTGATATGGTTGACAGCGGCACTCTGACGCTCATCGCCCATATCTATCATCTGCTTGTCAACCTTCATCAAGTTCTCTATCCGCACGATGACTTGCTTCGGAGCGGCAGAGAGATTCTGGTAATGGTTCTTATACTGCGACTGGTCTGCGCCGTTATGCGTGTTTCCACCGTTGCCGCCCGCCGTGGGTTTCCACTTGTTCGTAGGTGGTGTGTAAGTGCTTGTCTTGGTAGCGTCAGAAGGACTGTAAGACTTCCCTTGTGCATCAACCCACTCACCGCCAGCAGCCAACACGCCACTTGTCTTCCAAGTGTATTTCTTGCCACCAAACCAAGCCACATCGCCTTCTTTCTTGCCGCCATACCAACCGCCCGCCGACAAATTGCTCGTCTGACCGCCAACACCTGTCAGCATTTGCTCCCAATAGCCACGATTCAAGAACTGTGAGAACATAGGCTGATAACGGGCAGGCAAGTCGTTGAACCACCCAGCCAAACCAGTGAAGGTGTCGTTAATCATGCCTGTCATCTGCTCTATGCTCCGCTGATTGCCGTTACTGTCGGTCTTCAGCACTTCCTGGCATTTCTTCAACCACTCCGGCGAACCGAAAATGCCATACTGCGGGTCTAACAACACGCCAAATCGGTGAGCGATGACACGCTGTATAGACATTACATCCACTTGCTGCCCAGCGTCAAACTGCTGTTCCAACTTGCCCAAGTCCATCCAAATCTGAAGGATTTGAGACATGAGTTCTCTTTGGGCATAGACAAAGGCTTTCGAGTGCTCGACATCATATTGTGTCATATCACTGGCGGTCTCACTGCTGATACCAGGGTCCCATTGAGTACTCCAACGATATGGCATAAAGTTCTTGCGGGCTTGATTGACAACAGCAAGCATATCATCATACCCTTGCGCCCTTGTAGCGTGAGTCCACAAGAACTGCTCCATCTTCTTCACGGTCTCATTCTCGGCATTTGAGCCTTCCTGCGCCAACGCCAACTGCACGGCAGCGGCTTC